CACGCTCTCGCGTGACCCGGAATTCGACAGTTAAGTCGATCCCCTTAATTGTAGAAAACTGGAGACTAAGATGATCGAGAATATCCCACATCGCCTTGAAAATTCAACGGAGATTGCTAGTCTATCATGCGGGTCTTTAATACCCGTTAGATCAAGGACTACTTCGTTGGTTATTTACGACGGACAACGTTCAGGTTCACAGAACCCACGTTGGAGGGACCAAGTGAGACGTGGTATGAATGCCACTACCTCATACACTCGAAGTGGTTATATTGTGAATAAGGCAGTGCCTATCACATATGACTTCCGCAGCAAATGTAATCCAGGTGAGGTTAATGAGGAGAATGCCTTTTTTCAAGGTAGAATCCTCAGTTATCCAGATCCTGCAGATTTCTATGCTGCGCCATCCTCTGATCTTTCCTCAGCATCGAACAGTGCCATCATGTCATTTATACACGACGCGAAAGCGCAGTATAATTCATTGTCTGGCGGCGTTTTCCTTGGAGAACTCCGTGAGACTTTGAACATGATAAGGAATCCTAGTAAAGCTCTCTTCGCACAGGCTAGTTTGTACCTCGATCGTCTTAAGGGACGTAGAGGTACTTTTCGTACCAGGCGCGAAGCCGATAACTTCTTAGCCAAGTCCTGGCTAGAAGCTTCATTCGGGTGGCTCCCTCTCATCTCAGACTGTAAGGCAGGTGCCGAAGGTCTGGCGAGATTGATCCATGGGGATACTAGATTTGCATCGGTAAAAGGTTTTGGACAGTATATTGCTTCATCGAAACCCACTCAAAATAACTTTAACGTACCCGGATTCAATCTGGGTACGCGTGAAACCTTTGTTACAACAAAGGACACAGTTATTATTAGAGGTGGCGTTTCTGCGACAGCTACTGGCCCTACATTGGAGAACGCAATGCACATCTTCGGTTTTACACCTGAAGAGTTTGTGCCAACGATCTACAACTTGATACCGTATTCATTCCTTGTCGATTATTTCGCCAATGTCGGCGATATTCTCGAGGCCACCTTTTTCGACAAGTCGGGGCTTACGTGGGTTAGTCGCACGGAATTATCTGAGAAGATATTCCATGATAACTTGTACCACAAAGCTCGCCAACCTGGTTGGATAGGTAGTTCAGAAGGCGGATCATACACGGTGACAAAGAAGTCTATGTCGCGAGGCTCGTCTACTCCATTTGTACCCACTTTACAGGTTTCCCTTCCGGGATCGCCGCAAAAATGGATCAATATGGCAGCACTAGCCGCAACACACAAGTCTCTTCAGCCGTATTTCACTTAACACACTTTATATGAGGCAACTCATGGCTTTTTTACCCACGTCGCCTATAACAGGCTCTGCTCAGACTGGCCTGGATTCACCAACATATTCGCATGTCAAGGACATTGCGCCGGATGTGAATGGTTACCAGATCGCCATTACGGCACTGGGAGGGGATCAAACGGGCGTAACAGCTCATTCGATCTCCTCACCTTTCACTATCACTGCGGTTCGTCCAAAAACAATGCGACTCCTGCCGTCACCGAATCCGGTGACGAATGTGATTAAGAGTGTTCCTAAAAATACTACAAAGGTGATCACCCGTAAAGGGGTTATCCCGCTGGCCGGACAACCGGCTGCCATTTGTATTATTACTACCACCTTGGATATCCCGGCTGGCGCTGATACAGCTGCGCGAATTCAATTCGTGCTGCTTTATCTGCCCATTTCGGTGTACTCCAACAGCAATCTGCTGGTGTCGGTGACACAGTGGTAACTGGGGTCCTTTAATTCACAGTGGCGTTAGAGATGCCACACAGTAGGAGAAACGTATGTTGGGTTCAACTGCTCTTTTCACCGCACTTCTACAAGACCTAGAACAGGTTGTTGGGAAAATCGACCTTACGGTCGACGTACCCCCTGAGGCCTCTGGGCGGGTGTTGGCATGCCAATACCTCGCGCGGACTTTCCTCAAGAAGGAGATCACAACGGCATCCAAAGCGGATACCGCTGCTATCGAGAAATTTCTATCCGTTAATCAACGAATGAAAGATTTCGAGATACCTTCTAACCTATCGGAGCATGTCACGTTCATACTATCTAACTTGAGATACAATGTCTATCGAGACATGTATAAAGGTCAGGATTGTATTTTGAACACGACTAGCATCTTCCAAGGTGTCGATGTTGGTCCGGGTGCTTCAGTTCACGCTAAGGATTCCTCCTTCTATTCGAAGGTGGGGACCGGTCGCATGAGCTCTACGGATCGCGGTCTAAACAAACTGTATCAACAGTTTATATCGACTAGACCTCGTTGGGCTGAGGCTGAGAATTGCCGAAGCACGATTGCAGGTTCGTCTGATATAGTAGAGGGAAGTTCTCTTTCAACGGTTCCTAAGAATCGCGAAATCTCCAGAACAATTTGCATCGAACCTTTGCTGAACATGATGTTCCAGAAAGGTATCGGCGCCGTTTTCGAAAGGTTGTTAAACAACCGCTATGGCATTTGTTATAGTGGTGAACGGGATTTCCCGTTACAACCCGACAAGAATGGTGAGCTGGCACGGCTTGGGTCTTTATCTGGCATGTTTGCCACGATTGACCTCAGTTCAGCGTCAGATTCGATCTCATTAGCTCTTGTCGATTGGCTATTTCCAAAAGAAGTAGTCGGTTGGCTTAAAGCTACAAGGTCGCCTGTTACGACTCTCCCGAATGGGGAAGTTGTACCCTTGCATATGGTGGCATCGATGGGTAATGGGTTTACATTCCCGTTACAAACTTACATCTTTGCCTCCATTGTTCGGTCCGTGTATGAGCTTCTTGACATACGCCTTGAATATCCCAGGTCAAAAAGACTTGGTAATTTTGGCGTATTTGGGGATGATATAATCGTCCTGACACAGGCAGCACCTTTAGTGATCGAAACTCTCGCCGTTCTCGGTTTCCGAGCTAACGACGAAAAGACTTTCACACACGGTCCATTTCGCGAATCCTGCGGCTATGATTACCATTTAGGTATCAACGTTAGGCCTGTGTACTTGAAAGAGTACAAGTCCTTGCAGGACAAGTTTTCACTTCTCAACCGTCTCATGGCGTGGTCTATGAGGCATAAAGTACACCTTACTTATACCCTCAAGTACTTCAGGAGGATGCTTGGACCGAAATTGGTCAGCATCCCACTGTTTGGAAATGAGGAGTCAGGTGTGCGGTTGCCCTTAGCAGTTGCTTCTGAGTACGGGGCCAAGACGGTAGTACATAAGGATATTGGTGCTTATGGCTTTCTTTATGAATGCTATGAACCCAATGTTCAATATGTTACTATCGGCGACGGGTTCGTAATAGCTGGTAAAAACCAGTTTAATTACGACGCGCTCGTTTTGGCTTTACTTCGTGGAAACTTGAGGAACGATCGTTATAACCCAAGGATGGGTATAACTTTCAAGAAGCGGCGTAGGTATACCCCAACGTGGGATATTCCGATGCCTGGTAAAACGTACGATGTACGTTGGGTAACGCTGACATGGATGTTAGCGGACGATTAGCCGGTTGCGACGCCGGCGGCCCGTCACCCTTAGTTCAAG